TATGGGTATACAATACTCGCCCAGACAGTGCAATCATCAATGACACCTATGCCGGGCAGTGGATCAAAGACTATTCTCTAGCTAACTGTAAAATGATGTTAGGTCAAGCTCGCGAAAAGTTTGCACAACTAGCAGGACCACAGGGTGGATCAAGCCTTAACGGTGCAGCTATGAAGTCCGAAGCAGCGGCTGAAATTGAAAAACTTACAACAGATTTAACAATGTTGGTACCCGGTGGCCACGGCTACTCGTTTATAATCGGCTAAGAAATATTTGACTGTATTACAGATTTGCTACATAATAGCATATCTAGAGGACAGTTTATGATTATAGGCGTGTGCGGTTTTATTGGTTCAGGTAAAGATACAATAGCAGATTACCTTACAAACTTTCATGAATTTAGACGTGAAAGTTTTGCTAATACTTTAAAAGACGCAGTGGGTTATGTCTTTGGATGGGACAGAACCATGTTAGAAGGGCGCACAAAGCAAGCCCGAGAATGGCGTGAACAAGTGGATCCATGGTGGGCAGAACGATTAGATATGCCTAACTTAACTCCTAGACTAATGCTTCAACTATGGGGCACTGAAGTGTGTCGCAGAGGTTTCCATGATGATATATGGATTGCTAGCCTAGAAAATAAACTCCGATCAAGTACAGACAATATTGTTATTAGTGACTGTCGCTTTCCTAACGAAATCAAATCAATTAAAGACGCCGGTGGTATCATTGTATGGGTTAGACGCGGTGAGCTACCTGAATGGTATGAAGATGCAGTTAATGCAAATCGTGGAGAAAATGGTAACTTCTCATGGTCCACTAGTAGAAGCAAACTTGAAAAATTAGGAATTCATGCCAGCGAAACGGCTTGGGTTGGCACTAAGTTTGATCATGTACTAGAGAATAGTGGCAGTATAGACGACTTGTTTACCCAAGTTAAAAGTCTGGTACAAGATCCCCTTGTCTCCATTGGATCCCTTCCTTATGAAGAATCCGTTGGCAGTTAGAACACACTGTTTTTAAGTTAGTGGGACGGCAGTTATTCAAGTCGCCGTCTACATGAAACACATTAAACACCTCCTTGTGTGGACTTTTAAATCCACATTTGTCGCAGGTGTTTTTCATTTTGTAGCCAGCACGATACCATCTAGGTATTGAACTATCATTACCATATAAGCAGCTTTCGCACTTACTTCTATAAAATGTTTTACCATTTTTATGGTAATTAATTGCAGCTGGCCTTAAACCGCACTTGCATAATGGTCTCATGCAAATATTTAACCTTTTTGGCCCCTTTTGATACCGGTGTAAGCGACCCTTTTTTCAAATTAACAATAAATATATTGAGTATATTAATACCGGGAGATTTATCAAGATGGCAACATTAAATTCACCAGGCGCAGAAGTAACCGTTATCGACGAGAGCTTCTATACGCCAGCAGAGCCAGGGACAGTACCACTGATCGTAGTGGCTACAGGCCAGAATAAGAAAAACGGTGCAGGCACAGGAACAGCGGCTGCAACGACAAAGGCTAATGCAGGAAAAGCATTTAAAATTACAAGTCAACGAGATTTAGTTGACAACTACGGCGTACCGTTATTTGAAAAGACAGTAAGCGGTACACCAGTTCACGGCTCAGAAAGAAACGAATACGGTCTGCTATCAGCATACAGTTTGCTAGGTGTTTCTAATGCAGCATTTATTGTTCGTGCAGATATTAATCTAGACGAACTAGCAGGTACAACAACAGCCCCGGGAGCGAATCCAGATGATGGCGATTGGTGGTTAGACACCAAGAACACTGCTTGGGGTATTTTCGAATGGAACGGCAATGCCAGTTCTACAACAGGTGGTCAAAAGTTCGCAACAAAGACTCCTATTGTATTAACATCCGACGATGCTACTAAAGTAGAAAACAGCGCAACATACGGCCGCGCACCTAAGGCCAGTGTTGGTGTTCCAGGAGACTATGCAGTGGTTGCTGAAGCTAATGCAACATACTCAGAAACAACCGAGCCTGTAAGAATGTTCTATAAGCGCGATGTAACACTACTAGGTGGTGATGCGTGGGTGCTTCTAGGCTCAAACGATTGGACTGCAAGCCATGCAGCAGTTAAAGGTACAGTAACAAGTCCTACAATTACAGTTGGTCAAACTTTCTTAATCAATGGTGTTACTGTTACTGCTAACGGTACAACAGCAGCAAGTTTAGTTACTGCTATCAATGCATTAAATATCAACGGTGTTAAAGCAGCAAGATTCTTTGACAGAGTGCAGTTGTATACAGACGGCACTAACGATTTAGTTGGTGATTCTTCACTGTCAAATGCGATTGTTATTGCTAGTGGTGGTGGTAATCCAGGAACAATTTTGACAGCTGTGGGATTTACCGCAGGCACATATTATGGTCCTCAACTACAAATGAGCCCACATACTTCTGTTCCAGAGTTTAAGTCTACTGATGCAGCACCTCGTCCAAGCGGCAGCGTATGGATCAAGACAACTGAAGCAAATATTGGTTCTCGTTGGAGATTGAAGGCATGGTCAACAGCTACAGCATTATGGACAGCCGTTGATGCATCACTATATGCAACACCACACGCAGCTATCTATTATCTAGATAGAACAGGTGGCGGTGCTAAAATTCCTAAAAATGCTGCATTTGTTCAATACAACTTTGAAGAAGATTTTGGTTACGATTCAACCCCGCAAACCGCAACATTTAGAGTGTGGAAAAGAAAACAAGTTGGCCAAACAAGTATTGCTTCTACTGTAGTAGCCGCAAGTACATTTACTGCTGGTCTAAACACATTCACAATACGTGAAATGAAGTTAGGCACATTAGCATTAGATTCAGCTAAAACAGTGCAATTTACAGCAGCAGGTACAGCAGCCGATGCTGATAGACTAGCAACAGCAATTAACGCACTAGCATTAACTCAAGTTGAAGCCAGTGTTACATCTAACAATGAAATTGTTATTGTTCATAAAACAGGCGGTGACATTAGATTCACTGACGGTACCAACGTACCATTAAGCAAGGTGTTTAGCGCATTTAATTTGTCAACACTAACTGGTACTGCTAATTTATATGAAATGCCTGCAGGTGATGGCGGAACATTCCTAGCATCTAACTGGGTTCCGATGGCAACTGCGGATACCGACTTTAAAGTAAAAGCAAGTGCTCCATTAAACGAAGCAGCAGATGGCCAGTTATGGTTTAATCCAAGCTTTAGCGATGTTGATATTATGGTTCATAATGGTACAGTATGGAAAGGATACAAATCTGTATTCCCTACTACTGATCCAGCAGGTCCTATTGTTGCAGCATCTAAGCCAACAACACAAAGCGATGGAACAGCACTAGTAGATAATGACTTATGGATTAGCACAGCAGATCCAGAAAATTATCCAGTGATGTATAGATACAACAACAGTGCAAAAGAGTGGACACTGATTGACAAAGCCGACGACCAAGGCGACGAAGGTGTAGTCTTTGGTGATGCACGTTATGGTTCAACTGGCGCAACAGGTAACACAGCAGCAAGTATTGTTGATTTGTTAACCAGTGACTTTGTTGACCCAGATAGTCCTGATCCAGCACTTTATCCACGTGGCATCTTATTGTTTAACACAAGACGCAGCAGTGGTAATGTTAAGAAATATAGAAACAACTACATCAATGTCAATGCAGATAACACTAGATATTTAGGTCAATCAATGGCAGCATACGCAACTGATCGTTGGGTAACTGCTAGCGGTAACCAAGAAGACGGTTCCGGTACATTTGGTCGTATTGCACAACGTCAAGTAGTTATTCAAGCATTAAAATCAGTGGTTGATACAAGCACAGAGATTCGTGACGAAGAACGCCGTAACTTTAACTTGATTGCTTGCCCAGGTTATCCAGAGTTGTTAAGCAACTTGAATAACTTAAACTTGAATCGCGGTGTTACATCGTTTGTTGTTGGTGACACTCCATTCCGTTTACCAGCTAATGCAACTGCATTAACTAACTGGGGAACAAATGCCAATGGCGCACTAGACAACGGTGACAAAGGTATTGTTACATACGACGAGTATTGTGCAGTGTTTTATCCAAACGGATTTACAACTGACCTAAGTGGTACAAACGCAGTAGTTCCAGCATCACACATGATGTTGCGTACAATTGCATTAAGCGACCAAGTTAGCTATCCGTGGTTTGCACCAGCAGGTACAAGACGTGGTGGTATTACTAACGCTACCGCAGTTGGTTATCTAGATGCTTCTACTGGTGAATTCCAGACAGTGGCATTGAACGAAGGCCAACGCGATACATTATATGATATCAAGGTAAACCCAATTGCATTCTTTAACGGTGTAGGCCATGTTAACTATGGTCAAAAAACTCGTGCTAAGAATGCCAGTGCTTTAGATCGCATTAACGTTGCACGTTTAGTAGTTTACTTACGTAGTCAATTATCTAAGTTAGCTCGCCCATATGTGTTTGAACCAAACGATAAAATCACTCGTGACGAAATCAAACAAGCATGTGACAGTTTGCTATTAGAATTAGTAGGCTTACGAGCTATCTATGACTTTGCAGTTGTTTGTGACGAAAGTAACAACACAGCAAGCAGAATTGATAGAAACGAGCTTTATGTGGATATTGCGATTGAACCAGTGAAAGCCATTGAGTTTATCTACATCCCATTAAGACTAAAGAATACAGGGGAGATTTAATAAATGGCTATTACTTCATTAAACAAGTACACAGTACCGCTAGCTAGTAACCAATCTAGCTCAACACAAGGTCTGTTAATGCCAAAACTAAAGTACCGCTTCAGAGTGGTACTACAAGGTTTTGGTGCAAACGGTTCAATCTCTACAGAACTAACTAAACAAGTTAGCGATGTTACAAGACCAAAAGTATCGTTTGAAGAAATCGAAATCCCTGTTTACAACAGTAAGGTTTACCTAGCTGGCAAGTACACATGGGAAACTATGACGCTTAACCTACGTGACGATGCTTCCGGCAACGTACAACGTTTGGTTGGCGAGCAAGTTCAAAAG